GGTGATCCAGTGCTCGAACACGAGTGAACTGGCGGTGGGCTTTGGCCGGAAGGTGCGGAACTTGGTGGACAGCCAGCCGTACGGGGAGATCTTCCCGAATGTGAGCTTGAGGGCTGACTCCAAGGCGGCGGGTCGCTGGGCGACGAACGGGAACGGGGAGTATTTCGCTATTGGTGTGGGCGGTACGGTGACGGGTAAGGGCGCGGATCTACTCATCATTGACGACCCCCATTCCGAGCAGGAAGCCAAGTTGGCGCAAAGTAACCCGGAGGTGTTTGACCAGGTGTATGAGTGGTACACGTCTGGCCCGCGGCAGCGTCTGCAGCCGGGTGGGTCGATTGTGATCGTGATGACCCGGTGGTCGAAGAAAGACCTGACGGGCCGGGTGTTGCAGTCGATGATCGATAAGGATGGGGAGCACTGGGAGGTGATTAACTTCCCTGCGATATTGCCGAGTGGAAAGCCACTTTGGCCGGAGTTCTGGAGCCTGGAGGAGCTCGAAGCTCTGAAGCTTGAACTGCCGGTGAGCAAGTGGAACGCCCAGTACCAGCAGGAGCCGACGTCCGAAGAGGGCGCGATTATTAAGAGGGAGTGGTGGAAGGCGTGGAAGCAGGAGAGGCCGCCCCAGTGTCAGTTTGTGATCCAGAGCTGGGACACGGCGTTTACGAAGAGTGAGAGGGCGGACTATTCGGCGTGTACGACGTGGGGGGTGTTCTACATGAACGAGAACGAAAACGACGCCCACATTATTTTGCTCGATGCGTTCAAGCGCCGAATGGAGTTCCCGGAGTTGAAGGAGAAGGCGTTTAACCACTATAAGGAGTGGGAGCCGGACGCGTTTATCGTGGAAGCGAAGGCTTCCGGGGCGCCACTTATCTATGAGCTGAGGGCGATGGGTATCCCTGTAAGTGAATTTACACCCAGCAGGGGCAATGATAAGATGGTCCGTATTAACTCTGTGGCCGATTTGTTTGCCAGTGGCAAGGTATGGGCGCCGGAAACAAGGTGGGCGGACGAGTTAATTGAAGAGATGGCGGCATTCCCGTATTCAGATCACGATGACCTTGTGGACTCGACGACGCAAGCGCTGATTCGTTTCCGAAAGGGTGGGTTTATCCGCCTTCAAACTGACGAGCCTGATGAGCCAGTATCATTCAAACGTCGGGTTTCCTATTATTAAGGGCCAGCATGATCGATAAATCACTATACGAAGCGCCAGAGGGCTTGGAATCTTTGGCGACGGGCGAAGAACCAGAGATTGAGATCGAAATTGTTGATCCTGAAGAGGTCAATATCGAGATGGATGGTGTGGAAATCAGCCTGGACGGTGGGGTTGAAGACGATTTCGACGCCAACTTGGCTGAATATCTGGACGACAGCGCGATTGCGACCATCGTTGGTGATTTGGTAAGTGATTATGAAGACGATGTTTCGTCTCGCCGGGACTGGATGCAGACCTATGTGGACGGTTTGCAGCTGCTGGGCCTGAAAATCGAGGAAAGAACGGATCCTTGGCCTGGCGCGTGCGGGGTTTACCACCCACTTTTGTCAGAAGCGCTGGTTAAGTTCCAGGCTGAGACGGTTATGTCCACGTTCCCCGCTGCGGGGCCTGTCAAAACCCAGATTATTGGGAAAGAAACTCCCGAAAAACGCGAAGCCGCGACCAACGTTGCGGACGACATGAACTACCAGCTCACGGACGTGATGACTGAGTTCCGTCCTGAGCACGAGAGGATGGTTTGGGGTCTGGGGCTGGCGGGTAACGCGTTCAAAAAGGTCTATTACGACCCCAACCTTGAGCGCCAGACGTCGATTTACGTGCCGGCTGACGATATTGTGGTTCCGTACGGGGCCAGTGATATCGAAACCGCCGAGCGCGTGACCCATGTGATGAGGAAGACCGAGAACGACCTGCGCAAACTGCAGGTTGCCGGGTTCTACCTCGATATTGACCTGGGCGAGCCGAGCAACGAACTCGATGATGTGGAGAAAAAGATTGCGGAGAAGATGGGTTTCCGCGCTACCAGCGATGACCGGTACAAATTGCTGGAGATGAACGTTAACCTGGACCTGCCCGGGTACGAGCACAAGGACGAGAGCGGCGAAATGACGGGCATTGCCCTGCCGTACATCGTGACGATTGAAAAGGGCAGTAATAAGTGCCTGGCTATTCGCCGAAACTGGAAGCCGGGCGACAAAAAGCACACCAAGCGCCAGCACTACGTCCACTATGGATACGTCCCGGGCTTTGGCTTTTACTGCTTTGGCCTGATCCACCTGATCGGGGCGTTTGCCAAGGCCGGCACCTCGATCCTGCGCCAATTGGTTGATGCGGGGTCGCTGAGCAACCTGCCGGGTGGTTTCAAAACCCGTGGTCTGCGCGTCAAGGGTGACGATACCCCGATTGCCCCGGCGGAGTGGCGTGATGTTGACGTTCCCAGCGGCACGATCAAAGACAACATCATGGCGCTGCCCTACAAAGAGCCGAGCCAGGTTCTTGCGGGGCTGATGGACAAGATCGTTGACGAAGGCCGCCGGTTTGCGTCTGCTGCTGACATGAAGGTGGCGGATATGTCTGCCAACTCCCCTGTTGGTACGACGCTGGCGCTGCTGGAGCGGCAACTCAAGGTGATGTCCGCGGTCCAGGCGCGGATCCATTACTCGTTCAAGCAAGAGCTGAAACTTCTGCGCGACATCATCCGCGACTACACCCCGGACGAGTACAGCTACGAGCCCGAGCAGGGCGGCCGCAAGGCAAAGCGCTCCGACTACGACATGGTCGATGTGATCCCGGTGTCGGACCCCAATGCGGCCACGATGGCGCAGAAGGTTGTCCAGTACCAGGCGGTGATCCAGCTGGCCCAGATGGCGCCGCAGATCTATGACCTGCCCCAACTGCACCGCCAGATGCTGGATGTTTTGGGTATCAAGAATGCCCAGAAGCTGGTGCCGCTGGAAGATGACGAGCAGCCGACGGACCCGATTACCGAGAACATGAATGCACTGCGTGGTAAGCCCATGAAGGCGTTCATCTTCCAGGATCACGATGCACACATCGCGGCTCACACGATGTTTATGCAAGACCCGCTGATGGCCAAGCAGATTGCGCAAAACCCCCAGGTGAACGCGATCAACGCAGCCCTGCAGGCGCACATTGCCGAGCACCTGGGCTTCCACTACCGCAAGCAAATGGAAGAGCAGATGGGCGTTACGTTGCCGTCGCCGGAGGACAAGCTGCCGCCGGAGATTGAGGCTGAGTTGGCCAAGCTGATTGCCCAGGCATCGGGCCAGTTGCTCAACAAGAACAAGGCTATTGCGGCGCAGCAGCAAGCCGAGCAGATGGCTCAGGATCCGCTCATCCAGATGCAGCAGCAGGAGCTCAAGCTCAAGGAAGGCGAGCTGCAGCTCAAGCAGCAAAAAATCCAGATTGATGCGCAGGCCAAGTCGGCGCAAATCAAAACGGAACAGGCTCGTATCGAGTCACAGCGCGAGATTGAATTTGCGCGTATTCGTGCCCAAGCTGAGCAAAGCAGCGAAAAGCACACTGCTCAAAAAGAACTTGACCGCATGCGCCTGGGCGTAGATGTAGCCAAGACAACTGCCCAGATCCGGGCAAACCAAAATAAACCTGAAAAGGCCAAACAGTGAATGATCAATTCATTGACAAAGCGTTCGAACATTTGAGGTCGCAAATCGACAGCAAGGTTCAACAACTCCAAGAAGCATTGGCGGACGATAACGCCAAGGATTTTGCGGAGTACAAAAAGATGTGCGGAGAGGTTAAAGGTCTGCTCACTGCACGTCTCTACATCACAGACCTACAGCGAAGGCTTGAAACCCAAGATGAGTGAGATCCTACTGGCGACTAATCCAGACAATCCGGTAATTATTGGAACAAGTTCCACAACTCCCGAAGAAAAAGGGAAACAACTCCCCAAACCGGCTGGCTACAAAATTTTGTGTGCCCTGCCCGAGGTGGATAAGGAGTTTGAGCAAGGCCTGTTGAAGGCCGACGAAACGATCATGATTGAAGAAACCCTGGCCACGGTTTTGTTCGTGGTTGCACTGGGACCGGACTGCTACAAGGATCCCAAGCGGTTCCCCAGTGGCCCGTGGTGCAAGGAGGGTGATTTTGTTCTTGTTCGACCCAATGCTGGTCAGCGCCTGGTTATCCATGGCCGTGAGTTCCGTATGATCAATGATGATACGGTTGACGGTACTGTGGACGATCCTCGCGGCATCCGGCGTAAGTGAAGGAGGTTCACATGTCCAAATTTGGCGATGAAGAATTTAAGTTCCCCGATGAAATCGAGGATACGAAAGACGACGACAAACTCGAAATTGAAATCGAGGACGATACCCCGGAGGAAGACCGCAATAAAAAGCCGCTTCCCAAGGAGGTAGCAGAGGAGCTATATAACGATGAGCTGGAGGACTATTCCAGCAAAGTCAAAAAGAAGCTCCTGCAGCTCAAGAAGCTGGCTCATGACGAGCGCCGGGAAAAGGAATCTGTCATGCGTGAGCAGGCAGAAGCTGTTGCTCTGGCCAAACGGTTGATTGAGGAAAACAACAAACTCAAATCGACGATTAACAGCAGCCAAAAGAACGTCATTGAAACCGCTAAAAAGGCGGTGGAGATGGAAATGCAGCAGGCGGAGCGGGAATACCGTGAGGCCTATGAATCTGGCGATTCTGAGAAAGTGCTGGAGGCCCAGAAGAAACTTAATCAAATGTCGATTAAGATCGACAAAGTTTCCAATTTCAAACCGGCCCCTTTACAAGAGGAAAAGTTTGAAGTACAACCGGCGCAACAAGTCCAGCGGATTAAAACTGATCCAAGCGCAGAAGCATGGAAAAAGGAAAATCCCTGGTTTGGCGAAGATAAGTTGATGACCGGCATGGCCCTGGCCCTTCACGAACAGTTGAAGGAAGAAGGGGTTGTGGTATCTTCGCAAGAATATTACCGGCGCATTGATAATACGATGCGCAAACGTTTTCCAGAAAGGTTTGAGGACCAAACGGAAGACGACGAAAAGCCTGCAAAGGCTACAAAAGCAAGCACGGTGGTTGCGCCGGCTACACGAACGACACAGTCAAAACGTGTTCGACTGACCGAAAGTCAGAGGACTCTGGCCAAAAAGCTGGGGTTGACCGATGAACAATATGCTGTGGCAAAACTGAAATTGGAGGCCTAAAAATGGCACAAACTCGTACAACGCGTGAGCTGGAAAGTCGTGAAACTCAAGAGCGTCCCAAGCAGTGGGCGCGAGCTGAGCTTCTGCCTGAGCCTGAAAAGCTGCCAGGTTATGCGTACCGATGGATTCGTGTTTCGATTCTCGACAAAGCTGACCCCCGCAATATCACTGGCATGCGCCGTGAAGGGTGGGAGCCGGTGGCAATCGAAGAGCAACCGGACATGCAACTGCTAGTTGATCCCGAAAGTCGCTTCAAGCACAACATCGAGATCGGCGGGCTGCTGCTCTGCAAGGCGCCAACTGAGTTTATGAAGGGTCGGATCGAGCACTTCGAGAAGATGACCAAAGCTCAAGCGGACGCGGTGGACAACAGTCTCATGCGCCAGAGTGACCCGAGGATGCCGCTGTTCAATGAACGCAAGTCTTCGACGAGCTTTGGCAAAGGTGCTTAAACATTTTTAGGAGCATGTAAATGCCTTATCCGCAGATCCCGGCCCCTTACGGGCTAAAGCCGATCAATTTGATCGGTGGTCAGGTCTTTGCTGGTTCTACCCGCAGCCTGCCCATTCAGTACGGTTACGCCACAAACATCTTTTATGGTGACTTCGTGGTTCTGTCGCGTGGTTTCATTACCCGCGCAGCTGTGACCACCGGTACCGGTAGCAACCAAGTTACTGGTGTTTTCTTGGGAGTGACCTATACCAACCCCCTGACCAAGCAGAAGCAATTCTCGCAATACTGGCCCGCTTCCACGCTGGCTGGCGATGCGCAGGCTGTGGTTTGTGACGATCCTGACACCGTGTTCAAAGCGGTTGTTTGCTCGGCCACGACCGTTGTTGCTTCGGGCGCCCTGGCTCTGGTTGGTACCAACCTGTCGATGGTCAACAACGCCGCTGTGGCGTCCAGTCTGAGCACCGGCAACTCGGCTAACGCTGTTTTGGCTCCCACCGCCACCCCCGTCACTTCGATCCTCCCGGTTCGTTGCGTTGGTGTTGTTGGTGATACCGCCATCACTACGTCGGCTACTGGCAGTTCGTCTACCACCACCATTACCCTGACTGGCACGGGTCTTCCCTCCGCCATTCCGATTGGTACTGATGTGGCGTACCTTGCTTCCAACGGTCAGTTGATCGAAACCGGTTCGTTTGTTACTGCTGCTGCTTCTGCTGGCGCCACCTCGGTGACCATCAACGCCCAGCCGAACGTGCTTGGTTCCGGCACTGACATCCCGGCAGCTTCCACCATTGTGTTCACCCAGTACCCAGAAATTCTGGTGAAGATGAACCTGTTGGTGCATGGCTACTACAGCTCCACCACCGCCTAAGGAGTAATTCACCATGGCTATTTCTCGTGCCCAACTACTGAAAGAACTCCTTCCCGGTCTGAACGCGCTGTTTGGTCTGGAGTATCAACGCTACGGCGAAGAGCACAAGGAGATCTACGAAACCGAAACCTCCGAGCGTTCCTTCGAAGAAGAAACGAAGCTCTCTGGTTTCTCTGCCGCGCCGGTCAAGGCTGAAGGTTCTGCCATCAGCTACGACAACGCGCAGGAAGCGTGGACTGCTCGCTACAACCACGAAACCATCGCCCTGGGTTTCTCGCTGACCGAAGAGGCCATCGAAGACAACCTGTACGACAGCCTGTCTGCTCGTTACACCAAGGGTCTGGCTCGTGCCATGGCGTACACCAAGCAGGTCAAAGCTGCTGCTGTTTTGAACAACGGTTTCTCCGCCCAGTTCACTGGCGGCGACGGCGTTGCTCTGTTCAGCACCGCTCACCCGCTGGTCAACGGCGGCACCAACAGCAACACCCCGTCTACCCAGGCTGACCTGAACGAAACGTCGTTGGAAAACGCCGTGATTCAGATTGCTGCTTGGACGGACGAGCGTGGCCTGCTGATCGCTGCCAAGCCCCGCAAGCTGATTGTTCCCCCGGCGTTGCAGTTCGTTGCTACCCGCCTGCTCCAAACCGAGCTGCGCGTTGGCACCAACAACAACGACATCAACGCCATCAAGAACAATGGCTCGATCCCGGAAGGCTACACCCAGAACCACTTCCTGACCGATACGAACGCCTGGTTCCTGACCACTGACGTTCCTAACGGCATGAAGCACTTTGTGCGTATGCCCCTGCAAAACAGCATGGACGGTGACTTTGACACCGGTAACGTGCGCTACAAGGCCCGCGAGCGTTATTCGTTCGGCTGGTCTGACCCGCTGGGTATCTTTGGTTCGTCAGGCTCGTTCTGATAATCAAAAGGGAAGAGGGGGCGCAAGCCCCCTTTTCTTTATCTGCATTTGATGTATATTTGAGTATCTGGGTGATCACTTCTATCGACTGCCCCAGCAGACGATGCAACGACGGTAGAAGCACTTTTGCATAAGGACATTTATCATGGGACGTTCGACTTTTGAAGGGCCAGTTCTGGTCGGTGACATTCGGTTTGGCAACCTGCGCAACGTGGGTTACACCGTCATGTGCCAGACCATTTCGATGGTGCTCACCAACACTACGCCTAACACTGCGGGCTATGGTGGTTCCTCTGGTGTTTTTGTTGACTCCAACAACATCCCCAACTCGCCTGCCGTGGTTTACACGCCTGGCACATCGACCTACGCCGCTCAGTCAATTACCGCTGATACCACTTCGCTGATTTATCGCGGCGCTGTTTTTTATGTGCCCGTTGGCTCGGAGCTGCAAGATGTCCTGATTGACATGCAGGTTGTGCCGACCACCGCAGCTGGTAGCGTTACGGGTGTGACGGCCTATGTTTCCAACGAGTTTGAAACGTCTACGGCAAATTATTTTTCAACTGGTTCGTTGACCGCTGTTGGCCGCGCTGCGCTGTCTACGTTTACTGC